TAGGAGGAATCATTTTGGGAAGGCCGAAGGGGAGTAAGAACAAGCCGAAAGACCCGCTGAATCAAGCCAAAAGCGTCAGCCTTTCGGAAAATGCGAAGAAAAACAAAGAAAAAGCAATCAAGGGCAGTCCGACAGCGATATGTAGCAAGTGCCACAAGGAGTTTCAGCAGGAATTCAAACCCGAAATGAACGCCTATACAAGCCATAAACTATGCGAGGATTGCAGACAAAGAGAATCGTATGACAAACAAAGGAGAGCGGAGGAGAATGGTGAAACCGTCTTTAACGCTCTCTTGAACTATACGCCGTTTCCAGCGCAGCAAGAGATGCACAAGGCTTTTGAGAGTCACAGGTTTCTTGTACTGAACTGTGTGCTGCCGGGTCAGATTGTTCAGGGATGCAACAAGAAGATCGAGGATGTTGTTCCGGGAGACAAGGTGATTTCTCTCAATGGGAAAGAAGCGGTTGTAGAGCAGACAATTTGTAGGCCATATTCCGGCAAGGTCTATGAGATCAAGACCGGCAGCACCAACACAATAATTGTTACCGAAGATCATCCAGTATATGCCGCCATAGCGCATCAATGGAGAAAAGATAACCGAAACAATTATGATTTTATCAAAGAAGGGTTCATAAAAGCCAAAACTCTGAAAAAGATTTTTGATAAATGCGATAAGTGGAATAAAGATTATTGCATGATGAAGATTCCAAAGGTGAAGGGATATATAAGTAAGCAATGGCTAACTACAGAAATCGCTTACCAATTAGGGCTATACTTCCTCACGAGAGAACCGAACCCGTTTCAATCAGAAGAGCTATCAGACAAATACGATTATGAGAACGTCCCACAAGAAGTAATGTTCAATGAGGACGATGAAGTTGTAAAGGCGTTTCTGCGAGGATATTTCCAATATGGCAGGATAAATGCTTACCGGAATGTAGCTGAGATTCAAGTCAGCAGCGAGATCAAAGCATACCAGATTCAGCAGTTGTGGGCAAGGCTTGGTGTATATGCTATTGTAAAGCCAGACGGAGAGAATACCATTGTAAAACTGAAAGATGACAAGGCCCTAGAAATCATAGGTGTCGAAAAAGAGGACGATGGAAGCTGGTCGCACAGAATGAGCTTTGCCAAAAAATACACAGATGATGGAATTTATGTCGGAATAACCTCCATCAAAGAAAAGAACTACAAGGGCATGGTTTACGACCTCACAACATCTTGCCACACTTTCACCGTCAACAATCTGGCAATTCACAATTGCGGAAACCGAACCGGTAAAGACCGTTTCTCGAACATGGCCGGTATCATCTACTTCGTTGAGTGCTTGAACGAGAACAGACATATAGATCATCCAGACATTGTTCCGTCAGTCTATTGGTGGATAATCGCTCCGACTGAAACTATGGCTATGCAGAACTGGCGTGAGCTAAAGAAATTCTTCCCTAAAGATTGGGTTGTAAGCATTAGCAATACAACTATGACGATGCAGACAATCGGTGGTGGAATGATTGAAGTCCGTTCCGCATACGACCCTGAAAGTCTGGTAGGTGTCGGCCTTGATCTTGTAACTATTACAGAGGCGGCGAGAATTAAAGACCTTGATGTTGTGTGGGCCAACTTGGAGGCGCGTCTATCTTCTCCGGGACGTGGCAGAGAGAAAGACCGCAGAGGGAAGTCGTATGGAGTAGGTAAGGCGATCATCAACAGTTCCCCTATTGGAAAGAACTATTTCTATACGATGTGGACATGGGGCCAGCCGCAGTACGACGATTATTCATCGGACTGGGTTAGTTTCTCCTTGCCGTGGACAGTAAACCCCGCAAACGCTGAAAAGGCAAAAGAGATCATCCACACAAAGTACGGTGATATTACCTACGAGGAAAGTTTGCGCCGCCGTATCGGAGACAGGATGTATCGGCAGAACTATCTGGCTGACTTTCTGGCTGGTTCTGGGCAGGTGTTTGCGGACTTTCAGGATAAATGTTGTGAGGACATTTACTCCGCAAAATTCAACTTCACCGAGTTGGAACGGTTAAAATATATTCAAGAATGGCAGTCGGTGAAACCGTACAAGAGATACCGTGCAAGCTGGGATATTGCGACCGGTTCCAGCGAGGACTCTCCCGTTCTGATGATTCGAGACATGGAAGAAAACAAAATTGTCAAATTGGTAGACCTTTACGGTAAAGACTATGAGGCTCAATATGAGACGATTTCGTATTGGTGTAAGCACTATAACAATGCAGAGTGCGTTTTCTCGTCTACGGGCCACACAGCATGTGTAGGACAGCTTTTAAAGAGAGGGGTAAGCGAGGTTGTAGTAAACGAGGGTGGAGGAAACAAAACCACATTCGTAATCAATGCTCAATGTGCTTGCCAAAACGGAGACATTCATTTCCTGATGGACGGAAGCGTAGAGGCCCAGAGGGCGTACGCACAGATCGTAGACTATACCGAACACCAAAACGGAAAGTATTCCAATGAATCAGAACCTCACGATGACTGGGCTTCGGCATTGTATTTGAACTACTACGATTACCAAGTTCAGGAAGCAAAGCCAGTATGGATTGGTACGTTTGGAACTGTTGACAGAGACCTGGATTATTTTTGGTAATATTGCCTATTGAATTCAAGGCAACAATGATTTACAATAAAATCAATTTCAAAAAAGAAAGGAGCCTTTACTTATGGCTGTAATGCAGAAAATGAACATTGCAACAGGAGAATCCAACGAAATTTCTCTGCTGGACGCAAACGGAGGGGTTCTCAGAGAACTCATTGAAAGAGAATTTGAACTGGTAATGAAGAACATCATGGATGTAAACACCGATACGAAAGCTAAGAGAAGTATTACCATTAAATTCACTTTTGCTCCATCATCTGACAGAAGTTACATGGCAACATCGGTAGGAGTAACAAGCAAACTTGCCGCCGTAGCGCCTGTAGAGTTTGGCCTGACAATTGGTGGAACAGATTCCAACCCCGTTGTTATGGAGACCACTACAGAGATTCCGGGACAGACCAGTTTTGACGGAGAGGAAACTGAGGAACCAAAAGTTATTAACTTTAAAGCAGCTACAATGTAAGGAGGCACATTATGGATTTGACAAGAGACGCTATTGAGAAGATTCAGGAAGGTGCAAAGCTCGAAAATCAGGTTGTTAAGATTGGAGATCATTACTACTCCAAAGACAACCTGAATCTGGTTATTGAAGCGGATGAACTTTCTCCTGATTGCTTTAATACCAACAGCCTGTGTGCGATCACTGAATACATCAACAAGAACGTAAATCCAGTTGACGCAGAGAGCGGAAGAAGATACATCATTCACGTTGATTCTCCAACCAAAGTTATCCTCAAAAGAGAGCAGAATGACATCAAGAGTACACACGAACTGGTTATCTGTGAGGCGATTGGTGGAAGATTTCCGTTCAATCAGTACATCTTACCAGAAGATTTCCTGATTAATCTGCAAACAAGTTTTGAGAACGACGATAAAGGTAACAGAAACAATCTGATTGCTATTGCAAGCAATATCTCCAACAAGATGGAAGATGGTATTGTAGACGATGGCATTTCCCAGACCGTTACTGTGAAGAAGGGCGTGGCTCTGAAAACTAGAGAAACTATCGTGAACCCGATTATTCTGATTCCGTACAGAACCTTCACAGAGGTTCAGCAGCCAGCCTCCCCGTTTGTTTTCAGAATCAACGCAGAAGGCAGAGAACCGAGATGTGCTCTGTTTGACGATAATTCCGGTATGTGGCAGATTGAAGCGATGGAAAACATTCGCAACTATTTCAGAGAAAGATTTGTTGACAATGAACAGGTAATCATTCTGTAGTTGACAAGTAGGGATTGGTATGGTATAATACTAACGAACCAGTGATAGCGCAGATGCGCCGTAGCTGGTAATATTTTCCCCTGTTTCCCGTACTTTTTCCCCGAAAGTATTAAAAAGGGACATAGCTGATGAGAAAAGCCGGTAGATTTCTCTACCGGCTTTTTTTGCTATGTAAGTAAAAATAAGATTATGGTAAAAAGAAAGAGAGCAGGAGGAACCTACTCTCTTTTTAGGCGCTGTATATTATGGAGTAATGCGCATGATAAAATGGCTCGCTTTTGCCTTATAAACGTCGGACTTTAGTGCCAACTTGTTTCTATTTCATTCCATGCTTTTATGACCTGAGAGGTTGCTGTGTATTAAAGTTATATTGGCGATACAAACTGTAGTACACGAGCGTTTCATGCGGATTTTTCTATTGCCATTCGGAAAAGAAAATCAGCCCATATTAAGCATCATCTAAACGATTTGGCACATTGTCTCAGCAATTCCCTTGAACGGCCCTCCATAATAACCGAACAAAAGAATTACTGCAACAAGAATTACGGTGTGCAGTCACCGGGCTATTTTGTGCGGTTGTGTAGCCAAACAAAACGGTGTTTTACATGGTTTTCCGTTGCGCACCATCATATTTAACAGAACCGGTTTCCTATGTCATATTTAATATAGCACATTTCCAGAGAAGTTTCAATATACATAACGACACTATTTTTATACGAGAAGTAGTTGTTGACAAAATAAATAACAGATGGTATAATTTTGACGTGGCTAGATAGCTGTCAGCTATGATTTCCGCTGCACATCCATCGTAGAAAAGCCTCCTTGTTTTTGCTTATGGGAAAGCCACATTCCCAGAAAAGACCGTCCGAGAAATCGGGCGGTTCTTTTTTACATATTGACCATTAGGCTAATTTATGCTAAAATAAAATTGCTTAGATTTAACACCATGTATCAGCTTTCGAGCTGAGGGAAGAGCTGGAATTTAGTTCCAGCTCTTTTTTTTATGCGTTATTTTACGTTAGTGTTGACAATTTTCTATACTGGTTGTATACTTTATATTAAATTATACAATTTATAATAAAGGTGGTGATTTCTTGCCGGTTTTTTCCAAAAAGAGAACAGGAGATTCTTATGGGGACAATGAGGTTATTGCGACCGAAAGAGTGTCTGCGATAGATCAGGGCATGGAGCATATCTATGTTCATAACCAGAGAACCACCGACATTTTAAGAAAAATAAACTGCCAGTCGGATATTGTAGACTGCATCGACACTATCATATCTGAAACACCAGACGGAAAAATGGCATACAACATTTATCTTCGTTTGGCAAATCAAGGAATTAAAGTAACATGGAAGAACGCCACTACAGGACGGCCCGTGAAGCGATATGACGCGGAGTTCAGAAGATTCTGTGCATCTATGGGCAGAAACAATTCAAGCGGCCTAGACGGCATCCTAGACACCCTGCACGGCTGTTCAATTGCAAGAGGTGGAATGGCAGTTGAGGTTCTTGTAAACAAGGACGTTACCGAGGTTGAGGATGTAGTGGTGGTAGACCCCGCTTCAATCGTAGAGTTTGAGTGGATTCCAGAGAAGAAACGGTACGCCGCATACCAGAATGTTCCTGGGAAAGAGAAGAAAGACCTCTATGATGGAAATTTCTTCTACGTTCCGTTTGAGCCGAAGCCGGGACATCCAGAAGGCACATTGAAGTTTGCGCCTGCCGTGTACATTATGATTCAGTACTTGCAGCTCATTCAGGACAGTTCTCAGGTTCTTCACCGTATCGGTTATCCGCGATACGATATTTCCATTGACCGAGAGACTTTCGTAAACAGCCTGCATGACAAGAGTGAATCATACGTCAGAAAGGCCAGCAACGAGCTTTTCAGAGAGATTAAGAACACAGTAGCCGGTATGGGGAGCAAGAGCGACTTCCTGCACTTTAACGAGATTACAATGCAGGCGATTGGTGGAGGCGTAAACGGTGCTGGAATTGACGTTAGAGCTTGGTTTGAAGTATTAGACCCGCTTGTAGTCAATGCATTCCAGCTCACTCCTGTGCTCATGGGAAGGCTGAACAGCGGAAGCTATTCCCTGGGAAGCGTAGAGTTCAAGATTGTAACTGACACTGTAGATTCAATGCGCCGAGGAAGCAAACGGATTCTGGAAGAAATTGCAAGAATCTGGGCAAGGGTTCATGGCTACAACATCGTTCCGAAAGTTGAGCACAATCCTATTGATTGGGAGAAAGAACTTGACAAGTTGGAAGCACAGCTCAAAGAAATGCAGATCAACCGCAGAGCAGAGGAATATGGATATATTTCCCATGACGATGCAGCTTCCAAGACGATGGGAACCGAAGGCGCAGACAACAACAATTCCGAAGGAATGTATGAATATCTGAACAAGGACTTCCGAGTAACACAACCGGAAGATACAGGTCAGGACAATCCAGAAGAAAATCCGGAGGAGGGAACGCAGAATGAACCGCAGCAACAAAGCAGGAGCAATTCTTAAAAGCGTAGATGGACTCAACGAGTCCGATGCACTGGAAAAGATCAACCAATACACAAGGCGACCCCTTACCAAAGAGGAAGTATACATTTTCCCTGTTACACTCTGCAATAATGATATTGACAGAGACACAGAGCAATTTACCTTGGAAAGTCTGCGAGTATTGGCAGACCTGTACAAAGGAAAGACAGGGATTAAAGACCATGATTGGAGCACAGACAATCAGGTCGCTAGAATTTTCGACACAGATGTTGTTCCGGTTGCAGGAAAGACTACTGCATCTGGCGAACCATTCTATGAGTTGAGAGCACTGTGCTATATGCTTAACAATGAGCAGAATAAACCGCTCATTGATGAAATAGAGGCTGGAATCAAAAAAGAAGTAAGCGTTGGTGTTTCGGTAGGACGATGCACCTGCTCGATTTGTGGAAAGGACTTCTGGACTGACCTGGAGTGCTCTCACCACAAAGGAAATGTTTACGACGGGAAAACTTGCTATGTGAAGCTGGAAAACCCGCTGGACGCTTACGAGTGGTCTTTTGTTGCTATCCCTGCTCAGAAAGAAGCAGGAGTAACAAAGAAGTATGACGAAGAAGAAGCCAAAAGAAAGGCGGGTAAAAACAATATGTTTACTTACGATGACAAACTGAAAGACTTTGGCATTGATGAGGAAACCTTTAAGGGATTTGAGATGGAATCCGAAAAGGTAATGAACATCCTGCAAAAAGCCAAAGCACCAGAGAAGGAAGAATTTATCAGCGCAGAGAAAGCCAAATCCTTCCTTGGAACTGAAAAGACTGCTGACGAAATCCTGAACCTTGCAAAAGACGCAGAGGGATATAAGGCTAACGCAGAGCTGTATACCAAACTGTTCGACGAGCAGGTTGCCGATGCACTGAAAGAGGGCGTGAAAGCAAAGGGTGAAGGATTCGATCAGGAGAGATGGGAGAAGATTCTTAGAAGTTTCTCCTATGAAGAAGTAAAAGGCCAGAAGGAGGAATGGCACAATGACGCGCAGAAAGAACTCCATGGTGGAGAGCGAGTCTCCGAACCTTTCCACAATGTCAGAAATGGTCGGAACTTCTCTGACAAGGACATCAACTTCTAATTCTGCTGGATTTGCCGTTTACGAGGACATTGTAAACAAGTACAATGACCTTTTTGGTTTCAATGACGTTAATGTTGGAGAGAACTTCACAATCAACTTCAACATCGTCGGAGAACACTATGAGGGAGAAGTATTCAAAAAGGGAAGCGACGAAGCAAACGCTTTCGATACCGTAAACGGATATGACCCGGATACCACAGACACAAACAGGATGCTTGGAGTTGTCATTGAAGTTCCTAGCAATGTGAGCTATTTTATGGCAACTGGCGGTGTGGGTTATTATGCTGCCGGAAGCGACCTTGAAAACGCTTTGCTGCACAATCCTTTGGGAGCGGGAACCAACAGAGAAATCTGGACAACCGCAAAGGGATCTGACAAGAAATACATCATCACTTACATTCCTTGCGCAGAAAAAGATGGTGAAGATTGGAAACTGATTGCTCCACCAACCAAGAAGATGAGCATTTTCTGCAAGGATGAAAGTGGAAATCCTGTAGGTCAAAAGTTTTATGTAACCTTAAAAGTAAATTATGAAAATGGAGGAAACATCATGAGCAATCTTGGATTTAAAAGAATCATGAATAGTGGTACTTACTACCTCGACAGCACCACTACTACCGCTATTGACGGCGACCTGAACGCTCTGGTAGGAAAGGCTGTAGCTCTGGTAGGCAATGAGGAAGTAGGTTACGGAACCGCAGACAAACCGCTGCTGGGCTTCATCATGACCGCTGCTTACGAAGATCAGGGAAGTGAGAAGATCGTCGTTACCGTAGAGTCCAGAGGTGGATTTGAGGGCGTTTCGGCAACTGGTGTAGTTGCTGGTGACGGCGTTACCGTTGATGGCTCTGGCGGCGTTCAGAAGGCAACTGCTGGCCTTGCAAGAGGTATTGTAATTGCCTTTGATACCAACAAGGCCAAAATCTTTATGTAATAAGAAAGAGAGGTAATAAGACATGGCAGATAGAAAGAGAATCGTCCTGACCGACGAGATTATGAATGATTATCTCGATACTGCAAATACCAAGTCTCTTAACGAGATGATGTTCAAAGCCTATGAGGGCGAGATCATGGACATTAAGAAGTCCAATCCGAAGCTGAAAGACGCTTCCCCGATTAAGCTGGCTATGCTGGACGCTGGTATTACCGGTTCTTCCATCATCAAGGATTTTACCGCTCAGAACGTAGGTAGCTGGCTGCTCCCGGCCTTCATCGATGAGAGATTGAATGAGGAAATTCCGACCTTTAGCCTGATGCCTTATCTCTGCACCAATGTTACTCCTGCAAACAGCCTGTCTGTTCTGGCTACCAAGCTGAACATGATTGACGATGAGGAGAACAGGTCCAATGTTGAGATGAAGCGTGTACAGGAAGGCGCTGACTTCCCGATTGCCGAGCTGAAACTTGCTGAGAGCGCAATTAAGCTGTTCAAGTATGGACGCGCTGTACAGGCAACTTATGAGGCTCTGCAATACATGAGAGTTGATATGTTCTCCCGAACCATGGATATGATTGCAAACGACATTGCCGACAAGCAGTCTGACAGAGCAATCAACGTTCTGGTAAATGGCGATGGAAACGACAACAAGATTAAGACTATCTCTACCGCAACCGCTGACACTGTTACTGTAGATGACCTGCTCGAACTTGCTATGCAGTTCCAGGATAACTCTGGTGTTCCGGTAACTACTCTGGTTACCAACCGTGACTTCTATAAACAGATTTACAAGATGATGTTCTCCACTGACGATGTTCGTGGCGTAACCAATGGTTTCACCTTCAACACTCCACAGTTCAACAACGTCAACGTAAATCTGGTATGGTCTAGCAAGGTTCCGAAGATCAGCAACAAGAACGCTGTTATCGCTCTGAACAACAACGTTACTCTGACCAAGTACGTCGCGAACAACATGAATATGCGT